ATCGTTGAAGCTAGTATCTATAGAACTGAGGCTGATGCTAGACCTTGGACTACTGGGCTCGCTGAAGAAACGGTACAGGGGCGTGGAGTTAATGCTACTTCCGCTCTCGAGAATTGTGAGACAAGTGCGATTGGGCGCGCATTGGCTAATGCAGGATACGCAACTAAGGGCAAGCGAGCATCTCGGGAAGAGATGAGTAAGGTCGCTGCACAGTCTGAAGTAAAGGCTAAGCTCTATGAAGTCAAAGCAAAGATGGCAGATACATCGAAGGAATACATACCAGTAGAGAAGGCGAGTGATCCATGGGAGATTTCAAGTGCTGCACCGGTGACAACCATGGAGCAAGCTGTAGAGATGGTCAAGGGTGTCCTTGGTGGCACTCCGACAGACGAGAGCTGTATCCATGGTGCTCGTGTATGGAAAACAGGAACTTCTAAGGCAGGTAAGCCTTGGGGTCATTGGAAGTGCATGGCTCAGATTCTAGGCGATGCAGAACGCTGCGAGCCTATCTGGTACGAGATTGATAAAGTCACAGGACAATGGAAGCCTCAGGTGAAACGCTGATGGAATACATACAATTCTTAAACCAAGATGGCGAATGGGAAGAATTCCCTAACGAAGAGCAGAGAGCCAACCTAAGGGCTAATGCTGAACTACTCGAGGAATTGGGTTACAAGCTGATATGCCAGTTATGTAATAAGTTTCCAACTAGATCACAGATTCGCACACGCTACTTATTACATGAGTGGACATGCGAAGAGTGTCATACAGTAAATTCTGCTGGGAAAGCATGACCCGAAGCAGAAAAGACCGAGGCTATCGTACTGAGCGAGTGGTTGCAGCCTATCTCTCGCAATGGTGGAGAAGCGCTAGCGTTGGTCGAGGGGCTGGTAAGGATATTCTCAATGTTCCGTTCGATGTTGAGATTAAAGCTAGGACAGACTTCCAGCCCCTAGCTTGGTTGCGCCAAGCCACTAAGAGAGCAGCAGCTCATCAGGAGTTGCCGTTCGTGGTGTGCCGTATGAATGGACAGGGTGAAGATGCTTCCGAGTATCTTGCTTTTATGCGGTTTAGTGACTTGGTTCAACTATTGCTTAAGTCCGGTTACGGAGATATCCAGCAGGATTCGGTACAATTAGAACCTGAAAGATGCGCACAATGCGGATCGTGGAAGTTGGTCGATGTGATATGCCGTACTTGCAAGGTGTCTAATGCCAATCTATGAGTTTGAGTGTAATAACGAGTCATGCGAGGCTAATGCTCGATATGACAAGGAACTATCTATAAGCGAGCCACATGACTTGGATTGTCCGTTCTGTGGTGAGACGATGAGGAAGGTGTACTCAAGTGTCCCAGCAGTCCATTTCAAAGGTTCAGGATTCTATTCAACAGATAAGTAGTTATGCACAGCCTGTGGATAAGTGGTTAAGAAAGTTACTCTTACGCTTACGACACTCCCAAGTTATCCACATGCTTGACAGAGGCGGTACACTATCTTCGCTAGAGCCCTTCAGGGGCTCAGAGCGGGCGCTTAAGCGGATAGCCCGCTCGGTAGCAATCGTTATTGGGATAGCTCTATCTATGCAGAGTACTGCAGTAGGTCAAGGCTCAATCAAGCCTTACCAAAGCATTAGGTTATTAGCTGATTATCAATTAACAGAAGTACAAGAAAAGTGTCATAACGATATCGTTTATAGAGAATCTCGATTTAAGAGATATGCAGTTAATGGATCACATCATGGTTACTATCAAGGCAGAAGTGAGTACCTAAAGGGTAAGCCAGATGATGTGCAGTTCTATTGGTATTGGCGTTATGTATCATATAGATATGGGATAACAGAGTATGATGAGCCTGACTATTGTAAGGCATTACATCATCTAAGAGTTAAGGGTTGGCAATAATGGCTAGATGCACACCTTGTTGGTTCGGTATAGATTGGGCTTGGGATGATTGTATTAACAATTGCTTAAAAGGGGATTGTGATTGTAAATGCAGAGACAGAATCATATTGGTTGATGATGAGCAGTAAGCGTAATGACCCTAGACTCTCAAGGAAATATAAAGAGGTAAGGCTTAAGGCATTAGCTCGTGATGGTTATGTTTGCTTCTATTGCGGAGCTGAGAACAAGGACATGACAATCGATCACATCATTCCAATTAGCAAAGCACCTGAGTTAGCCATTGATATTGAGAACATGGTGACTGCTTGTAAGCCATGCAACAGCTCGAAGGGCTCACGCTCACAGGGCGTTTTTTTAGACAACAAGCGTACCCCCCCTGTCTTTTCAGCCTTCCTCTCTCCAACACAGTCCAAAATCCACGAAGATAGTCCGTTCACAGCCAAACCAGTCGGTAATTAACCCGATGGCAGCCAAACGATCCAAAGCGCTCCGAGGGGCAACTAAACCGAGGCTTCAGTCAATACCTTTAAAAGGAGCTAATAAACTCCAAGATGTGAAAGACCTTTGCGAGATTATCGGTATGCCTTTATTGCCGTGGCAGGAGTATGTTCTCAAGGATATGCTGACCGTGGACAAGAATCAGGCTTGGGTTAGGAAGACAAACCTACTTTTAATCGCTAGGCAGAACGGAAAGACTCATCTAGCTCGTATGCTTATCTTGGCTCACCTGCTTAAGTGGGATAGCCGCAATGTTCTCATCATGTCCTCGAATAGATCGATGGCACTCGACACCTTCCGACAAGTAGCTCAAGTATTGGAGAGTAATGACCACCTCAAGGGATTCGTTAAACAGATTCGCTACGCCAACGGTACAGAGTCTATTGAAATGCTGGATGGAAGAAGGCTCGATGTTGTTGCAGCAACTAGAGATGGATCTCGAGGCAGAACTGCAGACTTTCTCTTTATTGACGAGCTCAGAGAAATCAGTGAAGAAGGATTTCGAGCCGCTGTGCCAACGACTAGAGCTCGTTCAGGTTCTCAGACCCTTCTTACATCGAATGCGGGAGATGCTTTCAGCGTTGTCCTCAATGGAATGAGAGAACGGGCATTAGAGAACCCACCTAAATCTTTCGGGTTCTATGAATACTCTGCTCCACAATATTGCAAGATCACAGACCGCCAAGGTTGGGCTCAAGCTAACCCAGCACTTGGCTATACGATAAGCGAGGAAGCCCTTGAAGAAGCAGTTGCTACTAGCCCGATTGAAAACACTAGAACTGAGTTGTTATGTCAATGGATTGATTCTTTATCCAGTCCGTGGGCTCATGGAGTTCTTGAGGACACCTCAGACGCCACGCTCACGATTCCGCCAGGTGGCTATACAGTCTTTGCTTTCGATGTATCTCCATCTCGCCGCAATGCGAGCTTGGTTGCTGGTCAGATATTGCCTGACGGTCGAATCGGCATTGGAATACTCCAGACATGGGAAAGCCAAGTAAGCGTTGATGATCTAAAGATTGCCGTTGATATCAAGGCATGGGCTGACCAATACAGACCGCGCCAAATCTGCTTTGACAAGTACACAGCTCAATCGATTGCTGACCGCCTTGCTAATGCTGGGCAGATGGTCATGGATATATCTGGCGCTGCCTTCTATCAGGCTTGCACAGATTTAAATGATGCTCTCAATGCTCACCGCCTAGTTCACTCCGGTCAAGAGAACTGGATTCAACAGATGAACAACTGCGCAGCTAAGACCAATGACTCTTCATGGCGAATTGTTAAACGCAAGAGTGCTGGCGATGTATCAGGTGCTATCTCTACAGCGATGGTTGTCCATGTTCTAAACAAACCACAACAGGTAGCGATGATATACACCGATTGACCTACATCTAGTGTATAATTGCCTTCTATGGGTCTCTTTTCGCGTAAGCCGCAAATCTTAGAAGCGCAAGCTGCACCGCAGGTCATGGGTGAAAATTTACCTTCACTCTATAACGCGCTTGCCCTTCGAGTCTCTCGCAAAGATGCCATGTCCGTCAGTTCCGTCGCTCGCGCAAGAAACCTTATCTGCGGAACTGTTGCATCAATCCCACTTGAGTATTACAACAAGCGCACAGGCGAAGTAAT